GTGCTTAACAAACAGTCATGATGGATTCGGTAGTTTGAAAGTCTGCATGACTCCTGTCCGTGTCGTATGTCAAAACACTCTTAACCTTGCACTCCGTTCTGCCAAGCGTTCTTGGAACGGAAGACATACTGGCAGCCTCGAAAGTAAAATGGCTGCTGCTAAAGAAACTCTGGGCCTTGCTCGTAAGTATATGTCTTCTCTTTCTAAGACTGCTGAAGAGTTGTATAAAATCAAAGTGTCGCCGAAAGACTTCTCCATTCTTCAGGACAAGCTGTTCCCGATTACAGAAGATATGACTAAGAGAAAAGAGGAGTCACAGATTCTGCTTCGTGAGCAGTTAAAGTATGCTTGGGAGATAGACGACCTGGGTAATATCAAAGGCACTGGTTGGGGATTCATTAATGCAGTTGCTGATATGTCAACCCACAAACCGCCTGCGAGAAAGACAGCTAACTATCAAGAGAATGCTTTCATGTATGTTATCGATTATCCAGTTATTCTTGACCAGGCTATGAAGCTGATAATGGAAATGGCGGTGGTATAAGATGAAAAAGTATTCAGATAAAGTTCAAGTGACTCTGGATTATTCAGACTTGACCAACATTGTCAACGCTCTTATCTTTCACATTGAAAAACTCATCAAAATCAAGGGCCCATCTATATTAATTCTAAACAGCATAGCCAGGGCAGAAAGATTAAATGAGTTGCTCAAGAAAGCAAACTTTGACCATTGGGAATCTAAAAAGTTCAAACAGCTGCGAAATCAAGTGAATAGAATCGAAGAGTGGAAGAGGAATTAAAGATTATAGTTCGGAAGAAGTAAGAAAAAGGTACTCGCCTTTTTCATGTAAGACCTGGAGGAGGAGAATCATATTGCGCACATGAGACGAAAGCAAAGGAGGTAGATGCCCATCACCAATGCAATAAGAGCAGTCTGTCTATTCATACTGAAAGTGGCGTTCGTCTTTCCTTTTCGGCTCCTCGTCAGACTCATTCATCATATCAAAGATAGAAGGTACAATGTCGATTTCGATGATTATCCCGATGAAGATGAATGGATAGATGACGAGGACAATGAACAGGAAATTCAAGACGAATTAAACAAGTATGCAGACCTTCCAGAGATACCTGAAATGTGTCAGGTGTTCCATGTCAATGAAAACACAGTTATCGGAGTTCAGTTCGTGTCGATGTGTCCAGACGAAACAGCTCATATTCGCATTATTGGAGACACAACATTCTCTCAGCTATATAAGCGGAGAGTTTATAGAGAGGGAGGAAAAAGATATTTCAAATTGAACAATCAGAAATATTATCTAAAGGAGGACAGAACTCAGCCGATACAACCTACTCAAGCAAAAGAAGGAAAATAAAGAAAGGAGATAATAAAACTCTATGGAAGAGAAATTGTCAATTAAGAAATGCACCTCCTGCTGGGGTGACGAAATGTACTTCGGATTTGTTGGCTCAAGACAATATACCGAAGGGTACGAAACTATTTCAGAATTAGAAGATGATAATCCTCAATTTAAGGCTTGTCGCACTGAAGACTAGAAAGGAGGAAAGAAGAATGCTAAGATTTAGCGATGGTGTAAATATCAATACCCAAGGGGAATACAGAATCCTACATCTCAAAGACGGCTACTATGTAGTCGGTCACGGAATGTGTATCCCGGTTGACTCATATGAAGAAGGAAAGAAGGAAATTGAGTCACTCAAAGAAAATAATCCGTACAGATAAAGCAGAAAAAACACCCTATATCAGCCCGAAAGGGTTGGTATAGGGGTGTTTTTTTTTGTTTATTTTACCTGTTTTACCAGCAACCCTTGAGAGACCCACGAGCAGGCACGAGATGACACTTTTAGCTGTGGTAGTAATAATACTTTACCAGGTTGCTTCAAACACGAGAGACGCCAAATCTCACGCCCGTTTTTCTCGACTTGGCGTTTTTTACTCCGGAATATCCTCTTCACCACAGATTTGAACCACGCATCCACCCGACAAATTCACATTAGTAGCATTAAAACCATTCATTGTGTTCAATTCCTTCACAGGAAGGATGATTGCATTCAATCTGCTCATTGTCAGCTGCTTTGGTTCGTGTTCCTCATCTCCATAAATATCCTGCTCAGCTCTCTCGATAAGACGCATCAACTTTTCAGTCGCAACTTCTTTCGTCCATACGCCCTTCTTGATTTCCCTATCACGAATTTCTTCCATGAGTGCATGATAATAATTATTGACATGAGGAGTGTAGAAAGTCTTTGCAGCTGCTGTTCTAATAGACTCATAGTTCTCTTCAGTAAGAACTTTATTATTCGCCTGAGCATAAGCCTCATTTCTATCCAGGCCCTGATATACCATCAGGTGAATAAACTGTCGCTGATTGGGACGCAAAGGTTTCAGTTCAGGATTCGTTTCTGCCATATTCTACACCTCCTTGAATTATTTTTGGAGCCGAACGAAAGTGGTGAGCTTTCTCCCTTCCCATACCATTGTCTAGAATAATATAGGTCTGTTCCTCATCAGGAGTTCCGGCATATGGTTGCAGAGGAGGGATTCGAACCCTCGACTTCTAGATTATGAATCTAGCGAGCTACCGCTGCTCTACTCTGCGATGTTAAAACGAGGAAATAAACCAGTACCATCTTCTGTGACAGAGGACTTCTCAATTTATTTCCTCAATATTATTATACACTCTTATGACTCGTTTGTAAAGAAGGAGAGGAAAATAATTTTTTATGATTATCTTCGATGAGCCATTTATTATAGCAAACCTCACCCATTCCTCTTTCCTTGGAGACATCACTTCTCAATTTCCTTCCGCATCTCCGACAAAGATGGGTCTGGTTCGAGGAGTTTTGACTTACTGTATTGTCCATCGTCTCCTCCCTCCTTTCTATAACAAGTGTAAGAACACTGATAGAGATGCTTTGCTCTGTATAGGTGTCTAATTCCAGGAATGAATTCCTTACCGCATACAGAGCAAATCTTCATACTATTTCTCTTCATGTTTTCTCTTGAAATGCTCACATTTAGCACTAACTGCTCTGGAGCAAGTCTTTCCTTTCTGACACAGCAATTCTCTCGTGGTTTCACTACCAATACTATATGTGCATACCATGCAATTGCGTGCATCGGGGTTTTTAACGCAGGTCAATTCGTGACGAAGTGCGATTGTTTCGCTCTTCTTGATTGCTCCGCAGTATTTACATTCCCAAGCAAGAACTCTTCGTGCCATTTAATCACCTTCCTCCTCATCTGCACGAGCAGACTGAATATACCTGAATATTTCTTCTCTGAGCTTTTCATCTTTCTGGAGCTCATCGATGCTGTCTTCCATCTGTTTAAGATAAACGACTGCTTCTTTAGGCTCGATTCCGTGGTTTCTGTAATCTCTTGCTAAGCCCAGCATAAACAGCTGAAATGATGCGTTCTTTGTATTCTCTACTGCATCATCTACGATTCTTTTCAGTGTCTTTGCGTCCATCGGTGTCTTAGCTGCTTTCCTTCTCTGTTCTCTATTCATCTCTCTTCAAACTCCTCACAATTCTCACCGTAATCGGTGTATTCTCCGCACCTGTCGGAGTCCAGGCAACAGCACATCCAATCTCCTTCTTCAAACCTGTGATACTTGCATTCTCCGCATTTCTTTTCCATGATTATTCCTCCTTTATTCCAAACCATCACAATGACCGTATTTCTCAATCATTGCTTGTTTTTCGTACTCCAACCTGTTCTTTTCATATTCTCCGGGAGAGCAAGGAGTGAGGGTGAAAGGGTCGTCGCACAAGCCATACTGCTCGAAGACTCGATTCCATACTTCCGTCACTTCGTCCATTGTTCGTGCAAACATGAACTGAGTGAGTACCTCAGCCACAATGCGTTGTGATTTATCACTTATTTTCATGACTTGTCCTCCATCTTTGCGCCGCAGTTCGGGCAGTAGTTAGTGCCTTTATCTGCCCACCATACGGATTCTCTCCATCCGCATAGACTACAAATAACCGTGTCTGGGTAGTCAGAGTTTGTTATCCACTCCCCACGCACCACAGGCGCAGCATCGATTGTGGAGGCATCCATCACATTTCCTTGACCTATTACATACATGTCTTGGGCCCTGTGGTTCCATGCGGCGACGGCTTCTTTCCGTGTTCGTGCAATTCTTGGCGTTTCAACTCCGCAAACTCCACACGAAACAAAAAACTTTTCAGTCGCAAAATGGTTTCCAGTGCTACACAGGATAGCCTTGCATCCGCAAAAAGGACAGGGTAATAATGTGTTACTCATGCTCTACCTCCCGCATTTCTCTTCCATGGTTATACCTCCTACATAATATTGACAATTACATATTCGAGCGATACATCAGCATCGATTTGTCCTGTCTTAATTCCCTTTTCTACGAAACGAACTATCTTGAGTGCTTTGATTAGCTCTGAAATAGAGTAGTGGCCTTGCTTCTCTTTGGCCATCTTTACCTGCCACGGTGTAAGACCCGTCCTCTTTACAGGCTCGCTCTGGTCTCTTCCAAGGCCCTGTACCATAAGAATCTGCTTGAACCCATTGTACAGGATAGACAAAACCATTATTTCTGGCTCGCCCTTCTGCCTTGCTTCTCTCAAATACCGTGAAGTATTTTTGTAATCTCGAGTCAAAATTGCATCTGTGAACTTGAATGTGATATCTCCGATAGGCTGAAAGATAACACCCTGCTCAATCAGAATGTTCATTGCCTTTCCAAAATCAACCACACCGTTTGACTTCTGGGTTCTGTGAGCATAGTGACGAATCTTATCGCACTCAAGAAGAATACGACTGTAATTACATTCACATATCTCTGCCAGCTTGCAGGCGTCTCTTTCCTTCATTCCGGGCAGTTCCTTGCTGATGTACTTGGCAAGCATTTCGGGTGACAACTTCTCAAACTCTGTGAGCATCTCTGTGTTCTGCTTGTAGAACTTGCTTCTCTTATCCATCGATGAGTAAATCAGGATAAGGTAATCAGGAGATTTGTCTGCTAACGAGAAAACAGTATTCCAGATTTTATCCTGTTTGAGAAACTCTTTATCGTCTCGTACTACGAAGCATCTTGGTGCTCCAGAAATTCGGCGCTGTGTCATTTTAGCATACGCTTCCTGAACAGATTCCATTCGGACTACATCACAGCCTACGATAGAATATATCTTGTCTAAATAGATGTCCATGACTCCAATTTCTTCTCCAGTGAAAACATATACCTTGTCGAGTTCTTTAGATATGATTTGCTTTTGCAGTTCATGAAGTTTCATTTACTCGACCTCCTTCCAGATGTCACGCATTGCAAGAATCCACATATCGAATGTCGAGTCTTTCCTCACGCCTGTCATCATCAGTTCTCTTGAATAAGCGTTTGTGCATTTGATTGTCTCATTTAAGCAGACGAGTTCCTCTTTGCTGTCCGACTTTCTTGCTCTTTGAACACAGATATGCTTCACGCATTCGAAGAAAAGTACCGGGTCATATCCATCAGCATCTTCTTTGAATTTAAAGTTGTTACCAATCTTGAATGCGTTGACCCCGGTTACTGCTGCGATGTTATCCAGCACCTTTTCACAGAAAGCATAGAATTTCTCTGCATCTGCAGCCACCAGGTCTAAATACTGACCCGGTGTTGCTGCAATATCAAGAGCAAGTTCTTCCATCGCATTGTTAGGCTTTCTGAATTCAGCGAGTTCGGCCTTGGAATATGGCTCCATTGCAATCTCTGTTCCTCTGCTCTTCAACGTCGCCAGCGTGTTATTCATGCTCTCTACTGTCATGATGAAGTATGCCTGCTTAGGAGGTTCCTCTGTTACCTTGAGCAAGGCGTTCTTGGCCTGAGATGACATTTTATCTGCGTCTGGGAACACATATACAGTGGTACCAGCACAACGATACGAATTCTCAATAGCTTCACGAACTGCTTCTACTCCCATTCCAGGATAGATTTCATAAGCATGAAGACATTTCTTCGCTATGTATTTAGCGAGTGTTTTTCTTCCGGAACCCTTCGGTCCTGTCAAGATAAGGAATCGAGGAAAACGCCCTGTATCCAAACAGGTCTGAAGAAACTCCAAGTTGTTCTTCTGACCTACCATGATTATTCCTCCTTACAGAACACGAGAATTGCTGTTTCAATCATCGCCTTAGCATTGGACTCCCACTTGATGTCCGCATTCAACTGACGAGCCCAATCCAGAATCTTTAGACAATCATCATAGTCTTCGTCTTCCATTTTTATCTTGTATTCCGGTAACTCAGGAATGGCGATGTACTTGAAAGACTTAAACATCTGATACTTACAAACATCAAGAACAAAGAACTGAAACTGTTTGATAAACTGCTTAATGTCCTTACCGCTGTTGTAAACTGTTTCAATTATTTCTACAGCCTTGAGAGAACTACGAGACGCCAACTGATACAGTAATTCAAAGTGTACCGTATAGTTTACTGTACCAAGTGCCTTAACCACTGACTCAACTGTGAGCATTGGCGAGAGTGACAGGCATTTGTCAAGCATTGTAATGGCGTCCCTCATGCCTCCCTCTGCCAGCTTTGCGATGTACTCAAGAGCCTCTGTGTCGAACTCAAATGCTCCATCACAACCTGCTTCACACGCTTCCTCATTTTCCATAGCCATGATATATTTCAGACGCTCTACAATCTTGTCGAGAGAAATCTTACTGAAATCATAACGCTGAACACGAGAAAGAATGGTTGCAGGAATCTTCTGTGGGTCTGTAGTACACATGATGAAGATTGTTCCTGCAGGCGGCTCTTCCAGGAGTTTCAGCATTGCATTCCAAGCGCCGATAGAAAGCATATGAACCTCATCAATGATATAAACCTTGTACTCGCTGTCGAGTGCTTTACGCTTTGCATTATCAATGATTTCTCTGATATTATCGACACCATTGTTAGAAGCAGCATCTACTTCAATCGGGTTACCCTTCCTCCTATTCAGCTCATTTGCGAATATACGAGCGGCTGTTGTCTTTCCGCAACCTGCTGGTCCACAGAAAAGATATGCGTGCTTGAAAGAGTTAGTCTCAAGCTGCTCTATAAGAATGTCCTTGATTGCTTCCTGTTCTACGACATCATCGAATGTCTTTGGGCGATACTTAACCGCCAGCGATATTTGTTTATTTTTCATTGTTCTTTTCCTTTCCGCCTTTCTTGATATAAGGTCTACCATTTTCTCTCGTTGTCTTGACGAGATTTTGATACTTCCTGACAGCCTTCTGCTCCTCTATAGACATCATCGACATTACCGACGGCATTGCATTTTCAACTATCTGAGACACTGCTTGAACATTTCTTCGAGCTAGAAGAGACTTATTCTTATCTACCCTATCTCTGACTTTATCAAATCTCTTAGTTGTAGGCTTGATATCTACTCCCGAATAAGTGTCCATTAAAACAATATCATCGTCGTCAGAAAGAAAATCAATCTTTCTAAGCATCATACAAACAACAGCGTCACAAGCCCTTCTGGAATATAAATCAAGAAAACCTCCCTTGAGCGAAGAATGATTGATAATGTTCTCACTTATCATATCATTGATAACTGTAAAGTTTCCAGGATGATTGACATCTAACTGAATACAGTCGCTATCTGTAAGGTTAAACTTTCTGCGAAGTGCTTGGTCTCCCTTGATTTTCTTGATGTGACCGTTGACTACCGACCCTGGATGTCTTACGCCCTTGTCGTCTCTTCGAATAGATGCTCCGAAAGACGCTCCATAGTTCTCTATTTCGAGTGCTGTGGTGTAGAAACTACCATCAGCAAATCTCCAGAACCTGATTTCGTGTTCCATAATTTTACCTCCTATAAATTATATTAATATGCATAATAATATGTTACTATCATATTTTAAATCAGTTTTCTATTACTATACATAAATTACTACATTTCTTTCAGTTTTTCTATCAACTCATCTATTTTTTTGTTTTCAATTCTTCCATGTGCATATTTTAGAACAGTATTCAATGTCATCGCAGAAGCAAATGAAATCATTTGTGGGTTTACATAGCCAGATAATTCTCTCATTAATAGCTGTCTAGCTTTTGGATTGCTTAGTATCTCACGTACAGTAATATTGTTATTTCTTAGGTCCATAATTTCACCTCCTATATATTTATTATAATAAGCTCTAACTTGTTCGAGAGTTAAAACTCTTAAATTATACGCATTATAGTGTTCCATTACTCCGACTAAATATGGGTATCCATAACGGTCACTTATTTTTGATAGCTGGCGTATAAACCATTCTTTGCTTTGCTTCTCCATCTAAGATTGTTCCTCCTCTAAATATTTGACTAATTGACGAAACAGTCTTCTGTCGATGACAAAGAAATCAGGTTCATCAGGACCGAAGCGGAATGCTAAAGCATAGTTGTCTTTTCCCTGCTCAAATGCCTGTTCCTGAGCCTTGTCCAGCCATTCCTTCTTGATGGAGAATGATGCTTTATCAGACAGAGGAGTCTTTGCTTCGATGAATAAATTCTTTGTATGAACATCTCCTCCGCCGAATCTTGTTCCGCCTGAATTAGCCTGGGTTCTTCCACCGACCATTTTAGCAATCTGCTGCTCTTGCTTCTGACTTGCAGTCTTCATGAATAACTGACCTCCTTTCCTTCTTCCCGAAGTTCCTTGAATACAGGAAATCTCAACGAAGGTACTCCGTTTGCATTCTGCGTCTCTTCGAAATACTGAACACTGATAACTCGTCCGATGAGATTATCTTTATTCTCCCAAAACCATTTTCTCTGTTCGTCTGAGAATCCTGTGCCAACTCCGAGAGTGTTTCCTTTATAGTCTACATTTATGCGACCCAGAGTACCTTTCAACCTTCCTGACCCTTCTTCAAACCCTGTAATGGCAAGGTCTACATCCTGCATTACCTTCACCTTAAGCAGATTCCTTGTCCGTTTGAAATCGTACACAGCATCGTTGATATTAACCATGACGCCCTCTTTATGCTGCTTGCGGACAAGTTCCAGTAGGTCGAATATCCTCTGCGTGTCCGTTCCGCTATACAGAGCTGGAAGCGGTGTCACATGATTGAGGAACTTGAATTCCTCTTCCAGAGTCTTTCTTCTGAGAGTATAAGGTGTTTCACATTTCTGATTCTCAAACTCCTCTACCTTGAGAACATCAAAAGCATAGAATGTGACACCTTTCTTATCTCCATCTGTTCGTACAACCTGAGTCGTGACTTTGTACTGGTCTGCACTGGTTCCAGGTCCATCTACAATGAGTTCGCCGTCCAGTACAAACGACTCCTTATTAACAGACTCAAGTTCCTTTTGAATCTCTACCAATCCAAGAATTTCCTGACCTTGTCTGCTGAAGAATCTTACCTTTCCATCTTGCTTAATAGCAACACAACGAATACCGTCAAGTTTAAGAGTGATAGTGAACTCCTTACCATCTACCCACTCTATATTGTCGAAGTATTTTTCAGCGAGCATAACCTCAAATTGTGGAATAAACTCTCGTCCGTAGACCTTATTGACAGTCGCTGCTCCGACGCCTACCTTGATAGACTTTGTAAAGATGCTCCGGTAAAACTCTGACATCTCTGGAGTTCTTTCACGAATAAACTTCTGAATACTTGCTATGATTTCATCTGACCCTGTATTGTTATTCTTCAGGAACTCCAATGCTTCTGTGAAAGAATGCAGTTCTTTGAGTGCAGGAACAGCAACCTTCTTTGTAATCTTTTTATCTGAGAGTCCTGTGGTAATGTACGGATTAAGCACAAAATGGAGGACTGCTGAAAAGGTATCGTTGCTCTTTGCTTTATCCAGGATACTCTCTTTGCCTATCCGACTCGAAGTAGATTTCAGTTCATCGAATATTGCTTTGATACTTTCGTCTTCTTCGCTCTTAATTACTGGAGGTCTCTTGTCCCACTTGATTAAAGACATATAATTTCCTCCCTATTTGCTTCTGAATTTTCTCAGGTATTTCTTCATAGTAGCCTTTGAAATCTTGTACTTGGCACACACCGCTTCAGTAGAAAGAGAGGAGCAATCTTCAACGAACTGTCTTACATTATCGTTCGTCCATTCATTTCTCTTCTTAGGCTCTTCCGGTTTATAGTCCGGATACTTTTTATAGAACTTCTCCACCTGATGACCGATAGGTTCCTTCTCTACAGGTTCACAAGGAATACTGTAATTCGGATTGAACTGACGACCAGGAATGTTTGACGGAATAGGTGCGAGTCCAAATGCAATCTTAAGTGCGTTATCTATCTGGTCCATTATGTAATCCTCTAAAACATACTTCAGGTTCGTGAGTTCATCTACATTGATTGGACCTGCCTGCTCCGTGAGAGCAATGTTTACTTGCTTGTTCATGATAAACATTACATGAGTTGGATAGTTCTTCTTAATCTGTGTGGTACAAGGTACGGCGAGGAGAACAGATGAGTTCTCGTTGCATTGATTATTTGATACGATGATAACAGGTCTGGGACCTCTCTGAATATGTCCTGTCGGAGTTACTGTAGGAACATGATACCAAACCTGACCTCTTTTAATATTCTTAGCCATTTGTATAAATCCACTCACCTTTTGTATTTATCATTTCTTTTCCTCCATTTCTTCAAGGTCCTGCTCTACTTCCCTAAGTGTGTCTCCTGAAAACAGAAACCTTCCATTTTGATAGACTTCGTAGTGTTCCATAACAGGTCGAATTTCAATATCTGACATTATCTAACCTCCTGACATTCTTGTTGTTTTCGACGAGCTTAATATTCCTTTGCTTTTTGACTTTGGCTGGTTTGTCAAGACCTAACTTCTTCAACTTCAATTAGTGCTGATTTGATAATCCATCCTCTCCACTTAATCTGAGAAAGTTGTTCCTTTACTTTATCTAAAGCAGCATACAACTCTTCCTCTGTATCAAATGGATTGATGTGTGCGTGTCCTCCACATTCAGGACCGATTCCGTAAAGACGACTGACAGGGTGAGTTAAAGGTCTTCCGCACCTCATGCAAACATCTGTCTTGAGAGGAACTGCTATACAGTCCATCATGACCATTCCTCTTGTCTCTTTTAGCACTCTGCCCTTCATGATTCGGAACGGCATTGGAATATTGTTGTTCCACTTCGCCTGAAAATCGAAATCTGGTGAAGACGGTTTCGTCATGTACTGACGAACCTTAATGATGTATGAATGGTTGACTCTCATATCGTTGCTTGTCATTACCCTTGTCTGCTGAGCAGGAGACACTTCCTGATTTTGTACTTGAATAGCATTCAGTGTAATTGATACCGTGTCTCCATTCTTCAGCGAAGCGATAATAGACTCAACATCTGTGACATTCGTTCCATTCACGCTCATCGGACGCTTTATTCCTCTGAGTATTGATTCCACAATTTTCACCTCCTATATACAAATAGTATTGAAGGCTATTGATTAACCCTCAATACTATTGTAACACATATAACCAAAATTGTAAAGGGTTTTCTTAAGAAAACTTAAGAAGTATCTGCTCCTTTAAGTCCTCGAGCCAATCGTTGTTCTCAAGTAAGAAATCCCTCAATTTAGCTTTACCCTGGAACTTGAGGTCCTTTCCATCCTTCTGGAATACATCTCCTGTTTCTGGGTCTACCAATGTGTACCAAGCTCCACCAGCTGCTATTAGACCTTCCTTGATTGCAATATCGATAATATCAGATACTGCATCGATTCCGTCTAAATATTTCAGAGTGTAGAACCCAATCTTTCGGTCAAGTTTACACACCTTAGACTTCACGAGAGCGACCTTAACAAAGTGTCCGGCAGGGTTCTCACATCCTCTGGAAAGAGATGTTCCTTTATCGTCGATGTAATCGCTCTTCATGAATGTCATTCTGACTGAACAATTATGTCTCCAGGCTCTTCCACCGGTTGTGGTTGTTCCACCATACATACTGTTCATATCGTCACGAACCTGATTGATACCAATGAGCAGACAGCCTGTTCTAGCACAGATAGGTATCATTTCCTTGCTGAACAATGTGAGAGCCATTGAGATACCGCCGTATGTCCTGTCCTCTATTGTCTTGCTATATGCCTGGGAACTTACCATGGCGGCAAGACTATCCAGTACGCAGACGCTAATCTCGCCCGTCTCTACAATGGCCTTTGTTATTTCAAATATCTGCTCTGCTGTTTGCTCTTCCGGAGAGACAAGAATGAGTTTTTCAACATCGACTCCAAGCTTCTGTGCCCATTCCGGGTCAAGAGTCCTCTCTACATCGACATAAGCAACTTTCTTCTCAGGAAACAATCTCTGAGCATTAGCAACTACATCGAGAGCAGTCGTTGTCTTACCTCCGCCCTCTTCTCCTGCAAACTCTACGATACGACCTACTGGAAGTCCTCCGTACATCATATAATTCAGACGAGGAGAACTGAAAGGAATTCTGGATATCTTTTCAAACACCAGTCCTTCATTTATCAGATTCGTCTTGAACTTCTTGTTCAGGTCCTTGATTACTGAATCCAGATTGGACATTCTTCTTTCCTCCTGTCTTGAAAAATTTCTCTGCTTTGATATAACAGTCCTCGCACATAGCGATTATTTCTCCGTCATCATCAACAGCGATGTATTCTGCTTCTTCCAGAGGATAATCACAAAAGCAGCAGGACATTCCACTA